ACCTGTTCAAGACCCATCGACCGGGCAGGCGTTAATGGTTGAGGAGAGATTGCTGAAGGTTATGGAGAAACCGGCCGTTCGCATTATCCCAATCAACAAGGTTTTAATTCAGCCTGGCTGTACAGATATACAGAAGGAACCCATCATCAAGATGGAAGACTTCTATTACCATGAGCTCGAACAGTTATCTAAAGACGGGTTGATGGAGAACGTTACAGATAAGTTAAAGAACTCAGTTGACAAGACATTGATTTCAAAGTTTGGAGAGGCATTGGAAGACGCAGAGAAGATAGCCGATACCAATGCAAAACGTAGAGCGCATGTGGTCGAGTCCCTGATATGGTACGGGAATTTTGACGCAGATAAAGATGGGTTCCCCGAAGAAATCTGCTGCATGATAGCACTAAAAGAAGAACTATATTTAAGATCGTTTAAAACAGCAAGGATAAATCGTAAAGGTGAAAGACCTATTCGTCAAATTAATTTTATTAATCGCATTCATAAGCTGCTTGGAATTGGTGTCCTGGAACAGGTCAAACCACTCGCGGAAGAAATAGATGCTGTATTCAGACAAATACAAGATGCTAATACACTATCAATACTCAAGTGGGGATTCTATGATCCGAACTCTGACTATTCTCCTGACGAACATGTCGCCAAACCAAGAGCGATGTATCCAGTTACAAACCCTTCCCAGAATGTATTCTTCCCTGATATGACAGTTCCTACAGAAAGGTTGCTAAATGCTATCCGACTCGTCCTCGAATTCGTCGAAAGACTTACTGCAGCTTCTTCATTTGTCATGGGAAAAGAAGGAAATTTTTCGGGGGGTTCGGGAACTGCAACCAAAACCGCGGCAATCGTCAGCTCAGCAGAACAGAGATTCAACCTGCCGACATCTAACATCAGGCGAGGATTGGGACAAGTCTTAACGGACATATTCGATTTGTGTCATATGAATATGCCAGGCGGCTTGGAGAAGAGAATACTTGGTGAGAACGCTGAACCAATTTTTGAAACATCAGGAGCAGTGAAAGACGCATTCGTTCAAGAGATGGACGCGTATCTGCTACCGAACGCATCGTTTGGAGATGTGGGGACACAGCGTGAGCTGGCTATAATGTTGTATGATAAGTTCGTTGTAGGTGGCAATCCATTTGTTGTTGGCAATCCTGCTAAACTTTACAAGGCGACAGCAAATATATTTGAAGCATTTAAAGAGGACCCAGCAGAGTGGCTAGGCAAAGCTCCGACAGAGAAGACTTCTGATGATCCGTTGGATGAGCACACGATGATGAGGGAAGGCATGGTAATCCATGCTGAGCCACAAGAGAATCATCTTGAGCACATCTTGGTTCATAAGCAGACTTTGGACAGTCCTGACATTCTGTTGTGGAGTAAGGAAATGGTCGAGGTGTTACGGGCACACATCGAGGAACACATGCAGTTAATGCAAATGGTTATGTCTTTCCAACAAGGGGGAGACAAAGGAGGAAACCTAGGTGACCAAAAGCCCGGAGGAAAACAAGCAGGAGATGCAGGAGCAGCTAGCCCAGCTGGAGGACAACCAGGTCTTTCAGGAAGTGCGAACCCGGCTGACGCAGCAGCTAAAAATCAAACGCAAGGAACAACGCTCGGCACTCCTAGAGTGCAGTAGTCAGGATGTGTTCCGGTTGGAAGCAGAGATTTGCGGTATAGAACTATTCTTTAAGATATACGAAGGACAAATACAAGCGTTGGACAAACTAAGTCAAGTCTCGCCCACAGACTTGAAATACTAAAAAGTGGAGGAGAAACAATGATCATTGACAATGAAGATGATGAAGAAATAATCCTTGACGACGACATCACCAGCGAGGACGAATCAGAGCAAGAGATTGAAGTTGATCTTGATGCTGAGGATGAAGAAGAGGAAAAGCCAGGTAACAAGGCGTTCGCAGAGATGCGGATTGAAAACAAAGAGCTCAAGCAGACGGTAGCTGATCTCAAGGAATCGGTGGACAATCTTAATGTAGCCCCCGCTCCTGAGATACAACAGACTGCTCCTATTGTAGGTGATCCGAATGATCACAGGAATTGGTCAGAAGCACAATGGGATGAGTTAGCAAAAACTGATTGGAAGAAGGCGGTTGATCTCCGGTCAAGAGTACAAGCCGAACAGATCAATCAGAACTACACGCACACAGCGGAGTTCAATAAAGTTTTGGAGACTTCAAAGCAGTCCGTCTTACGACGACATCCAGAGCTTAATGATCCGAACAGTGAAAAAGCAAAGGTATATAGAAATATTGTAGTAGCCAACCCCGATTACACTCAACAGAAGAAAGGACCGTTGACTGCCATGTATGAGATGGAGGATTACATGGAAAAGAACATGGGGTATAAACGAGAGGACATTGTTAAAGCAGAAACGGCGGCACGAGCGGATGAAGCGTCGCGTCAGAGCAGAGTACAGTTGACCTCTACAACTGGCCATAATATAAGTGAAGGAAACAAAGTCATGATCACGAAGGACGAGATGGACTTTTGTAAACTTCAGGGCATAGACCCCAAGGTCTACGCTACAAACAAAAAGAAATTGGCCGGTGCAGGTAAAGGAGGGATACAATTATGAGTAAGGCTACTAAGAAAAAAGTTTCAGAACCTAAAGAGGTTCTTAAAGAAGACGTCCAAGAATCAAGTGCGGTGCCATCGGCAAGCCCGCAGCCAACTCAGGTCTTATCGCAGCAAGATACACAGGTGTCTGACTTAGTAAGAGAGTCACCAAAACAGTATCGGAATTGCGTAGTATGAATGACCTGAAGATGCGTGATATTCTTGAGTTGCCAGAAGAATGTAAGTCGCTTCACAAGGTTAAGTATCGCTATAGATGGTTAGCGAAAAACAAAAACCTGGAAGCAACTTTGCGCAGTAGCATATGGGCACTGTGCACACGGGATAATTCTCCCTACATTAAGCCCCATCGTTTCAAGTCACACGGTGCGTTAGAACAGGCGGGTATGTTGTTAGCGTTTGCAACCGAAGAAATGGGAGCAGCACGTGAAGCAGCACCGGCTAGAAAGAGTGCTCAGTTGGTTAAGCACTATACCGAAGACCTTCCTAAACAGGAAGAGAAAGGTTTCTATCAACCAGACCAGAGCGAAGGGACGCATGAAGGAGAAGGATTCGAAATGGAATAAAAACTAACAGGAGGCTTAAATGGCTAATGTAAATTTCCCGCGAGGGTTAGAGCCGTATGGCAATCTCCTTAGAGTTACAGAATATACGCTGTCTTCAGCGTATGCACAGGACCTCTTTATTGGTGATCCAGTTGAGCTTTCCGCTACCGGACGCGATGTTGTTGTTGCGACTGCTGGTACGGGAAATCCTCTTACTGGGTCCATTACAGGTATCTATGACCTGAATAAAGTTCCTTTGGCATACTGGGACAGTGGGCATACGGGAATCGGTTACGTTACAGTAGCTGACGACCCTAAGCAAATATATGTAGCGCAAGGCGATGGTCTTGTCTCTATCCTTACAACCATTGATGCTAATGGTAACGTCAATTTAATTGGCGGAGCCGGAAGCACAGTCAACTACAGAAGTGGTTGGCAGATTGATGATTCGGATACAGGCGGCGGTACAGCAGGCGATCAAATTCGTTTGATTCGTCAGGTAGAGCGTGATGACAATGAGAAAGATGTTGCTTATTGTGATTGGCTTTTTCAAATCAATAACCACACGCAATCCGTCGGAATTGTCGGCGTAGGCGTCTAAAGGAGCTTAAACCATGAATAGATCACAGTTTAATAAAGCCGTGGTTCCTGGTTTGTTCTCCTTTATGTCCAGCTCTTTTCAGGAAAATGCACCTTTCTGGAAACAACTGGTGACGACTAAACCGTCAAGGAGAAGTTACGAGGAATCTGCGTATTATGCAGGCTTAGGGTTACTCCCTGAGAAACCGGAAGGCGAACCGATCAAGTATGACGATTTCATACAAGGTCCTACTAAACGCTGGGTCCACAAGACTCAAGCTTTAGGTGTTCGCATTACGGAGGAAATGATCGAAGACTCGTTGTATCCTGACATCCCAACAGAGATGTCTGATATGACAAAAGAGTTAGGTCGGTCGGCTCGTGAGACAATGGAAATCATTGTTCACGACATGTATAACGGTACGACCAAGACCGCTGGTGATGGAGTTGCTGTTTTCAGCGCTTCCCACACTAAACTTGGTGGTGGAACATGGTCCAACTTGTTGAGCCCGGCTGCTGATTTGTCTACCGCTTCATTGCGACAGGCTGTCACTCAGATCGAGACGACAACGGACGACCGTAGCAAACAACAGGTCATCAAGCCACGTTTCTTGCTTGTTGCACCTGATGGTGAATGGACTGCACGTGAGATTCTTAACTCCGCATATGACCCTGAAAGCGCTAATAACGCAATCAATCCTTTGCAGAGCAGGAACCTTACTTTGATCGTTGATCCTTACTTGACTGATACAGATGCTTGGTTCCTTATCTCTGATAAGAATCCTATCATCACCTTCATGAGACGTAAGGTGAAGTTTGCGAAAGACGGAGATTTTGAAACTGGCGATGCCAAGTTCAAAACATCTTTCCGTATGAGCACAGAAGTTAACTACCCTGCTGGACTATTGAAGTCTGCTGGGGCCTAATAATACTGGGGGAGACTCCCGGGTCTCCCCCACTATGTTCCTGATGGGTAAGCCGCGGTTTGATTCCGTGGGGCAGAGAGGATGGGCATTATGGGATTAACTAAGTTCCCAAACGGAGTGGGTACCGATGTAGATGGTATTCTTTATGGTGAAATTACCGATTTAGGTACAGTAGCAGCTTCGTTCACCGCAGCGTTACCATTTGATGTCGAGATAACAGGCGCTTACGTAACTTCAGAGTCCACGGTTGATGCAGATACCGTAGTGACTTTTGAGATTGCTACAGTAGCCATTACATCTATGGCGGCCACTGTTTTAACAGCGGGTATAACAGCCGGAGATGCGTTCGCAGCAGTTGCACCAACAGGTGCTTATACTCTCGACGCTGGTGTAGCGATCGAGCTTGTTACAGATGGTGGTTCGACAACAGCTTCTAAAGGCATCGTAGGTATTTCTTACAAACGTGTCTAATTTTTAGGGGAGAGGCTTCGGTCTCTTCCCTATATAAAGGAAGCTATGCCGAAAACACCTATAGAAAAATTTACGTGTGATCG